AAATAAGATTCATTTAATGGGTAATCAAGCTGGAACTCACAAGCGCCTTCCGGTAACCCCTCGATAGCTACTATATTGTTAGGTAGGCGGTGGATGGTGGTCATTCGCTCTGCCCCTCCAAGGCTTGTTTTAATATTGTTACAGGAGCGCCCAGTCCGGGCGTGGTGTGTTGGCGGCTCTTTAGTAATTTGAGCGCTTCGGAAATGCGTTCTCGCAGCCACTTATTCTCCGCTTCCAGTTGCTCGTTTCTAACACATAATTTATTGATCTCGTGTAACAATTCAGACCATCCGGTGTCAACTTTCCAGTAATTAGCAGCGTGCCAAATAATGCTTTGTAGCGGCTCGTGTGATTCAAATGCTTGCGCTGTCATTTTTTACCTCCAATTTCGTTTAATGCCGCCGTCAACGCCTCCGAAACCAGCTCCGGTGACCCGTACACGTCGCCACCTGGGAAACCTACATTCCTCAATCCGGGACCCGCCATCCAGCAATCGAAAAAAGTTGAATGGGACCCTAAGTCGAAGATCTCCGCAAACCAGCCGTTTTCTTTGTGCTCATAGCACACTCTATTCGGCTGTTCCCATCCTTTGGTGCTGCATTTCGTGAACCCGAAGTGCCGCAACACGGAAACAAACGACTTGCATGCCGCATCCCGTTTGGATTTCACGGCTTGAATCTTCGCGATCTGCTCCCTTGTGAGCTCGATGGTTACGCCGTCGACGGTGGTTTTCATGGCATTATTGATTATTTGCCAGTATCATCATAATTATCATATTCCAGACGTAGTGAACTGAAAGGCACACGATGATCCCTACCAGAACCCCGATTATAAACGGGGGAATCAACGCCCGATACTTAAATGTCCTGTTAGTTTTCATATGCTAATCAATTGGGAAATAACCGTATTCAGGATTGAAGCTCTTCAATGAGCAACATTCCCTTTTTGCCTTGTCTGTCCATCCGACCAGTATTTCCATATCCCATTCTTCTATTATCATCACCTCACTATCGCCCGGGATAGCTTTGCAAATCAACTTTTTGGGCATATCTTCAATCCGTCGGTTTTCCCACCAGTCCATTTTTCTGAATAGATGAGGGTATTTTTCGGGAGATCGAATAGTCTGGCTTGCCGATGCCTCAAAGCAGTCGTAAAAGCTACTTCCGGGCTTGATTGGTTCGATAATCCTACCAACGTTGTAGGACATACCCGGATATGAAGCAATGATCTCATAGCGGGGTTTCAATAATTCGGATGCTGTCATTATTTCTTTCTCCTAAGTGATTTAAAAGCCCACACGGCCAGTATGATGACGCCAACGACAATGTGAGCTGCCGATATGTTGAATAGATTCAGTGGCATATGAAGAATAATTTGAATAAGCCGTAAGCGACAGCGCAATAGATGATGGCCGCTGCCAGCATCACGCTGCCGATGAAAACCTTGCCCTTAGGTGCTAGGGGAGTGTAAACCTCGTTACCGTCCCTGATTTCGAAATGTACCCTTGCCATGGTTAGTATTTGAGTGCCGTCCAATGTATTAGCTTGTATGTTGCCGGCTTGTTGAACCACGTAAAGAACTGCTCCATGGATTCAAACCCGTCATTGATGGCCAGTTCCTCAATTTGTGTTGCTTTAAGCCGAATGCCGTCGACATCTATGGTCCAGATACGTTCGTTCTTTGTCTGGTAGCATTGATCAGACGAACACATCAACCATTCCTTTATTTCAACCTTCTGCGTGCTCACACACTCCATCACCGGAGCGAACCGGAAATAATTCTTCCTCTGGTTGTTGATGGCGAAGTGAATCAGCTTACCAGCGTGCCATCGATCGTGCGGATCCTCGCGCATTGTGTGAAGTTTGGGTGCCAACATTTCCATGGACGCATCCCAGCCTTTTCCGAATTTTTTGATGTGTGCAGCATAGAACTCAGCTGCTTCGCTTACTCTTAGTCGCGGCTGCAACGTTTTCATTCCGCGGTGGATCTTCTCAATAAAGTACGTCGGCTGACCAGCCCATTCTCCCATGTGCTTGGGCCATGTTTGCATGAATCCTAAGTTCATAGTTCAGATTTATCAATCGTTCGTTTCAAATTCAGTTTTGCGTACTTTTCGTACGTTTCCGTTTTTGCTTTGGCTATTAACTTATTGAACTCCACGCCGTCAATAGCAACGGTTGTCTCTTTCGTTCGAGAAAGCCGGTATTCGTGGAAGTGTTCGAGTAATCGGCCGTGTAAATACTCGATGGGCGCGGGTTCTTTGCCCTCCCATGATTCTATCAATTCGTCGGTCATCGTTTAGCCTCCTTTTTCAATGCGTCCATATTTTCCTCGATGTAGTCTTTCAGCGGCCGGCTGCACTTGTTGTTTTCATGAAGCCAGATCAGGTAAGCACCAGGCACATCGATAAGCCTTTTGCCCTTGTGTACGCCGAATGGCATGAGTGAAGCGTCAGTCATCATATCCCAATCTTTTTGAATGCCCTTTTAACCGGTTCGAATTCGCGTTTAGCCAAGTTGGTATCCATTGTAAGCAGCAACCCGGCGCACCGGATAAGAATGCTGGCACTTACCATGAATGCCCCCAGCAGGAATATCGGAGCGTATAGACACGCCAGAATGCGCAGCAGTGTTTTCTCTGTCTTTGTCATGGTAGATTACTTTAGTCCCAGTTTTGCTGTCAACGTAAACCGATCACGTTGGGAGGGGTTTGACGAAAAACCAAGTGTATCGACAACAGTCACTGTCCGACCTTGATTGTCCCGTATCGACAGCGTGACCTCCTGTTGGACGGGATAAAGCACGCTTACAGACACCTCAGCCCTAGCCGTTTCGATGTTCCCCTTGTTGATGAAAGTGTAGGAGAAGTCACCGGATACATTAAAATACTGGTGTTTGCTACGCTCAAGCTCGTTGCCATCATTCCACTTGCTATCCGTCAAGTAGATTATGCAATCCTTGCAATGGAGCGTGTAGGTGACCTCCTGAACCGAGGGGGTGATATCCTCCGACTTGGTGCACGATGCCAGTAACGCCAGCACCAATGCGGTTAAAACATTCGTTAACTTTTTCATTTCAATTTTCTTAAAATCCTGTTAAACATCCACTGGCCGCCACGTTTGAAGCCATCCGCCTCGGCATGGCGGCCGGCCGGGAACTGGCGATCGGCTTCGGCGCTGATTTCGTCGATGGAGGGAACATGTACTTCCTCTAACCAGTGCGTAACCTCATTGAAGTCACGGCCATTGAACACCCATTTATCGCCTTTGAATTCAGATGGATTAGGGTAGTGATTATCCATGATGGTGAAGTAAACGTCCCGCTTGTTTGGCAAGCGTTCCTTTACCGATACTTTTCTGAATACTGTCATTTGAATGCCTCCTGTATTTTTTGTTCGTTAGTAATCGCCTGACGGATACGTTCCTTGTACTCAATCATGAACCCTACACGGCAGCATAGCTTGTTATCACTGTGTTCACAGCCATCGCCCGACCCATCATGCTTGCAGGCGCCATAGCAATCAAGCATATTAGCAATTTCATCTAGGACATCGTCCAGTGTCTCAATGATCATTGATTGCCTCCCTTCACCAACTCGTAATCCAAAATCATTTTCCTGACCACTTTCAGCACCGATTGAAGTTTGTCCCCTATCTGGAATTGCTTTGGCTCTTTGTAAAGGCCATCGGTGATGAACGGTACACCTAGCACTTGGCTAGCATCGACCCTGAAACCCAGCTCCTCGACCACCCACATACTGCCTTTGGAACACGACATCGTATGGAAATCTATTTCCGACATCAAAATCTGTGATCCTGGCGGCATCGGATAATCCTTTATATCCACCATGACGTCACTATGGTACGTGAGGCCATGACCCCCATTGAGAGGGCTTAGATAGTTGTATTTTGACATTAATATATCTCCTCGCAATCTCCGGAACTCAGGATCCGGAACGCCGATGATCTGCCGAATACTACCTGTCAATGCCGTCAAACGGATAGGGTACCGGTGGGTGTGTAACTGGACCTCGTACGGCTTTAGCTTTTTGTCAGCGATGAAAATGCGCGTAAGCTTACCCGGTTCGGTACCGGAGACAACCAGCGAGAAAACTCCGGGGCTGTGTACGTCCGCCATGGACATATTCAAGCTGACCTGGTCGGGGTTTTCCAGCTTATGTCTGAGATCGATTAGGTATTGATAAGTGTTGCTCATTGTTGCTGCGTTTATATGTTCAAAAATTTCCTGCTCACCTCTATCACCTTATTGCACTGTTTCAAATCAAACCAACCTATGTGGCAATCCTTTGCGGGAATCCGTAATTGCTTTGCGAGCCACTTATATGCTTGCTTACGCGGCATGTGTTTATTGCGCCATATGATGTCGAAGTAGTAGTGGGCCATATACTTGGCATTTCGCAGTTCCCCATCGGCTACACGCCCTAAAGCGGCTGTAGTGCCCCTATGAACCCCGACCCATGACCTGCATGGGCGGCAAGCATACACCGGACCGTAAGAAGTGCCGTTATAGAACTCAGCGCTGTCTACCAGTTGGGTGAAACAATCACAGTAGGGGCAAACCAAGCCCTTATTGATCAACTTCGTTTTGTCTACGCCGCTACATTGGCCCGCAACCGTCACCGTAGGCGCCAGCTGGTAATATCCATTCTTCGTCATCGTTGAAAAGAATTTGTTGGTCGTATACGTGGGAAGTGGCCATCCTCGCCAGTTCCGGGGTAATGTCCTTGTAGGGCTTACCCAGCGCAATGAGGTCGCTGAGCGGCATGTTACGCTTGATGGTGACGCCAAAACTGTCCTCATACATCATAATCTCGTCGCCTTGGTTCGGGCTTAATGCGTAGGCACTAGCGAACTGATCCGAATTGCCGAAGATGCAGAACTTACAGCTGCAGCGGCTCCAGCCGAGGTAATAGCAGGGATGGACACGGACGCGGTACCGCTCGATGATCTCCCAGACCCTTTCTTCTTTCCAATCGCGTACCGGACGCCAGCGATCCACATAGCGGAAGAACTTCTTTCCGTTCCGTAGATCCGCACGATCACGTTCCAAAATCTCATATTTGGCGCGCGCCGTGCTTTCCTCACCGCGCTCGCCAGATATGATGCAAACTCGAATATTGTTGAATCTTGTTTGATTACGTACAGCGGTTGCGCATACGTCTATTTTCAGGTATGCGCTGCACCACCTCACCGACAAATCCGGCGATACCTGAGGGAATTTGAGCCGTGTAGCTTCTTTGCCGCGATCGCCTCCAACGGTCTTGACAGTTCCATCCGGGCACTCAAACGAGGTAGGCGCGGTTAAGGCGTTTTCCCGAAGCATTTCCCCCTTAAACCCTCCAACTTTCCACGAGAAATACAACGGGACGCCAAACGCAGCAGCAAACTTCCTGCAGTAGTCATGTGTGACCTCCCAATCCATGAACGTCTCACCTCGTCCGTCCACGTCATGGTGCCACAATTCTATTTTTTCCTTCGGGATACCCAAATCGAGCAAATGCAGGAAGCAGGATATGCTATCCTTACCCCCTGAAAATGCTACTATGTATTTATCGTATCCCTGCATGGCTTAGTACGGTCGATCGTCATAGTCTTCATCATCTTCGTAGTCAACCTGTGCCGGCTGATCCGAAACTTTTAACTGCAGCTGCTTTTCGGTAAACTGGCGAATATCCCAGCTATCGATGGGTTTCGCGCTCAGCTTTTCAGCTACGAAACGGGCAACTTCCTCGGTAACCGGATTTATCGCATAGATGGCTGCATGGTTAAAGAACCGGCTGAACGCAGGATTGCTAGCCGTTTCAGGCACGTCCACGCGTAACATGTTCGTCCCGGCGATGTTCTGTTCGGTGCAAAGCCCGGCGATTTTAGAATGGCCAAAAAGCTCAACGATGCACCATAATTCGAATTTGTCTTGCTGTGTATTCATAAAAGTGTTCTGTGCGATCAAAAACCGGGGGAGTATTGGGAAACCCCCGGTAACAACATGCGCGCATCCCTGCGGACACATTGCATAATCAACCTAAACTTAAACTATGGATGTCTTTGCGGTGAATCCCGCGTATAACCTTTTCATTTCCAATACTTTTTAGTTGCTGTTACTCCGTCCGTTCGGCTAAGGGTTGTTGCTGCGATAACCTCCCGGACAATACAAATGTACAAGCGATATTTTGAAATATCAAAATATATTCAATCAAAAAAGATTATAATACCTTATATTGTTGATAATCAGTATTAAAAAGTGATATTTCAATTCTTTTCATTGTCCAATAGACCACTTGGGATAGTTTTGATTACTGATAAGTAAATCAAAATCGATTACAATCGAATCAAAAGTGATTAAAACATGAAAGAAAAGATTTTAGCCGCGCTCAAAACCAAACACGCCGCCACCATCAAGGCAAAGGGGTTGGGCGATAAGGCGCTCCTGGGGATAGCTGCAATGCTTGCTATAACCACTACGGATGAGGACCAAATCGAAACCGTCGTTTCTTCCGACGGGGTCGTGGAAGCATTGACAAGCATTCAAAGCGAAGTTGACGGCCGTGTCACCGAAGCTGTAAAGAAAGCCACGAAGAAACCGGAGGGGGGCAGCGGCACTGAACCCAAACCAACAAATCCGAACGAAAAGGGGGAAGGAGATGATGATGACGTGAAAGCGCTTCTCAAAACTCTTGTGGAACAAAACAAGACACTTACCGAGAAGATCAACGGCATCGAGAAGGAGAAACTCGGCCAGACACTCACGCAGCGGATCACAAGTACGCTGAAGGAGAAGAAAGTCGACGACGACTACATCACCGAACAACTTGACGGGCGGGAATTCGATTCCGAAGAATCAGCAGACGCTTTCATCGCCAAAGTGGAAGCAGGGTGGGGTAAACTCAAGCAGAAGTTTGCTAACAGCAAGCTCGAAGAGGGTGCCGAAACGCCGTTCGTGGCTAACCAGGAAGGGGAGTCCGACTTCATCACAAACCTAAAGGCAGCTGCCAAGACCGCGGAAACGAAGCAGGACTAGTTAACTGAATTTCAAAGAAAAACACTTCAACAATGAGATACGAAGTAACCGAATCCGGTCCAGTTCGCCACGAGCTATGGAACGAGAAAACGGTGCGGGTGCATTTCGGCGGTTTCAACCTCAATGTGAGCGACTTCCCAAGTGGCGTAGGCTACGCTAAAAAGGGATTGCCGCTGCATGTTGACTTCGTCACGCGCAATGCCAGACCCGTGAAAACGGCAAAACTGGCCGCTGCACTCGGCGGATCCGCCGTGGCCGTAGTGGTAGGGAAAAACCACATTTTCAAGGTGGGTGACTTCATCGGGAATGGCACCAAGGCGTCCGAGATCACCGCGATCACGTCTGGTGCAACGACCGACACACTTACCATCGACGTAGCGCTCGGCGCATTACCCGAAGGTACCGTGCTGACGCTTTCCACCGAGAAGGGCGACAACAAGGCGCTTTATGAAGCCACCAAACTCAACTATGCAGACGTGAAGCTGGAGGGACAACCCTCATGCTCGGCGATCTACGCTGTCGACGAGGTACGCGAAAGCAGGCTGCCTTATCCGTTAACCGATGCGATCAAGGAGTCCTTGACGAATCGATTTTTGATCATCCCTTAATCCCCTCACCGAAATGAAAAGTTTATTGCAGGAAATATCGGAGCAAAAGAACTTCGATGCCTTCATCCAGGAACAGATGAAGATTTCCACATACAAGCCGGTGTGGAAAGGGGAGATGGATACCGATTACTCGGCATCCGGAACCTTTGACGAGTTCGTCGGCGAATACACTGCGGCTCAGGCTGGTTCGATCATCGCCAAGAATGCTGACAAGCCGTTGCGTGAAATGCCCGACCTGGGCCGGATCGCAGGTAGCATCGGCCGGATCGGTGATCGCTGGCAGATGGATAACGACCGGCTGGACAAACTGATGTTCCTGGAAGGACGCTATCGCGACCGCGCCAAGAACTTCACCAACGAGCGGAAAGCCGCCGAATGGCAGAAGGTACTTAGATTCCTTTTCGAGCCTTACGAAAAGGCAGCGATCTTCCCGCACAAGCGGATTGATCACCTGTTCTACAACGGACTGTCTGACGGTCAATATGTGGTGAACCTCACCAACAACCCGGATGGTATCCAGTGGGTGCTTGATCTGAAGATCCCGACGTATAAACTGCGTGCAGCGGATTCGCTGTTCTCGGATACCGCAAACTCGGATCCGGCAGGGGTAATTCAGCATTTTGTAAAGGTACTCCGTGCAAAAGGTAAGATCGTGACCAAGATCCAGGCGAATTTCAACACGGTAAACAAGATCCTGTCTGCCAACATCGTGAAGCAAAACTTCACCGTGAACGTGGGTACCAAGGGCAATGTGAAACCTGCCGGGATCGTGAGTCTGGCGATGTTCAACGAATACCTGACGATTTCGGGGCTTCCGCCGATCGAGATCGTGGACGTATTCATCGGCATGCCGGACCAATCCGTGGTGAACGCATTCAAGGATGATCGCCTGGTATTCCGGACGGCCACACCTGTTGCCAAGCTGATGGTGAAGGATCCATTGGAATCCAAGGACCCGCACCCCAATAAGGTGTATTCCGTGTACGAGGATAACCTCATTGCGAGCTACCGCCGTGAAGAGGGCCGTTTCGTCGAGAACGAAATGAACGCCATTCCGGTGTTCAACGGAAAAAACGATATGGCAATCCTCAAAGTGGACGAAAAGGATTCGTAACTGATGACCATCACGGCATATATCCAGAAGAAGTTTTCCAAGTTCAACTTTGACGTTGAAGCGGAAGAAATCGGCGTATCGATCAGCGGCCAGGGGATTGACCCGGCCGCTGATATCACGCCGGGAAACCTTCCAGCAGCCAAGCTGACCATATGGGAACTGATACCCGAAATGCTCCTGTTGCCGGACGTCAGCCAAGGGCGTTTCTCGGTCAAGCGGAACATCGAGGGTATCAGGACCTATTATGCGATGCTATGCGACGAGCTGGGCGTGGAGAATAAACTGGATAAGCAGCCGGA